GCCAAGCTGCTCAGCCAGCTCGCCGAGGGCGACAACGCCTGGCTGAAAAAGGTGCGGGCCAACGGCCGCATCCACGGCCGCGTAAACAGCAACGGTGCGGTCACCGGCCGGATGACCCACAACTCCCCGAACGTCGCCCAGGTCCCCAAGGTCAAGGTCGACGACGAGGGCCACCACCTCCTCGGCTACGCCGGGGCGTGGGGCTACGAGTGCCGCTCGCTGTTCGTCGTGCCGAAGGGCAAGCTACTGGTCGGCTGCGATGCCGAGGGTCTGGAGCTGCGCGAGCTTGCGCACTTCATGCACCGCTTCGACGGGGGCGCCTACGCCACCGCCGTGGTGGAGGGCAAGAAATCCGACGGCACCGACGTCCACTCGGTCAACACCCGAGCCGCCGGCCTCCGCCTGCGGGACAACGGCAAGACCTTCATCTACGCCTACCTGTACGGCGCCGGGAACTACAAGCTCGGCACGGTCGTCCTCGACGACATGACCGAGGACCAGCGGGATGCGTTCTTCCAGAAGAACCCCGCCGGCCAGCCCCGAGACGAAGCGATCTCCCGTCTGGGCGCCCGCGCCCGCAAGAAGATCGAAGAGGGCGTCCCTGCTCTCGGCAAGCTGCAAGAGCTTGTGAAGGCCAAGGCCAAGCGTGGCTTCCTCAAGTCGCACGACGGCCGTCTACTTCACGTCCGCTCGCAGCATTCCGCACTCAACACCCTGCTACAGGGCGGCGGCGCTATCGTAATGAAGCGCGCCCTCGTCCTCTGCTTCAACCGTCTATCAGTGAACACCTTGCCGAGCAAGTCGGCGAGACAGCAGCCTGGGCTATCAAAACGGCAGGGGAGAGCTTCGGCCTCCTGTGCCCCCTCGCTGGTGCCTACGACGTCGGTCGAAACTGGGCTCAAACCCACTAGCACCGACCCCCGGGGGCAGATGCTTGCCAACGCCCGCCAACGTGCGGCGAAGGCAGGCGTCCCCTTCGGCATCACCCGGGCTGACATCGTCATCCCCTCCCATTGTCCCGTCCTCGGGGTCGAGCTGGTTCGCCGGATCGGCCGCAAGGGTGGCTGCGACTCCTCCCCCTCCCTCGACCGGATCATCCCGGACCTGGGCTACGTCCCCGGCAACATCGTTGTCGTCAGCCGCCGGGCCAACCGGATCAAGACTGACGCCACGGTCGAGGAGCTGGAGGCGGTCGCCGACTTCTACGCCATCGGCCTGCGAGCCTCCGCGCCCCGCAACGGCCGCCCCACCAGAACCCTGAGGAACCCCGCATGAAACTGCCCCAGTTCCTGCAGGACATCCTGACCACGCGAGACGGCGAGAGCTTCGACGTCATCCGGGTCGGCATGGTCCTGTCCGGGGCGTGGCTACTCGGCCTCGCCTCCTTCGCCGTCATCATCAACAAGCAGCCCTTCGACCCTCTGGCCTTCGGGTCAGGCGTTGCCGCCCTGTTCGCAGGCGGCGGCCTGGGCATCGGAGCCAAGCGGAAGGACGAACCAGATGCTGAGTAGCTTCCGCATTCCATGGCCGTGGGTGGCCGCCGCCCTCTGCGCCGTCCTGATGGTTCTGACCATGCTCGACGGGGCCAACACCCGGGCCAAGCTGCGGGCCGCCGAGGGAGACCTCGCGCTCTGCAGGCAGGCCACGGCCTTCCAGAACCAAGCCGTCGAGCAGGCGGCCAGCGCCGCCAAGGCCCGCGCCGAGCAGGCCGAAGCCGCACTCGCCAAGGCCCGCAAGGATGGCGCCGCTGAGCGCCGCGAAGCCCAGCGCCTGCTGTCCCTGACACTCCCCGCCGGGGCCGATAGCTGCCTCGCGGCTCAGGCCCTCGTCGACCAACAGATCGCCAAGGAGCGCCAATGAAGAACTACGTCGTCCGCGTGATCGCGGGGAAGTACGGCCAGAAGGTGGGGACCTACCTCACCTCGGGCTCCGGCGCAGGCACAGGCACGCCCAGCCTGCAGGGCGCCTTCGTCTTCAACACCCGCATGAACCGCCGATACGCCTACCACAGGTGGACGCCTGAGGCTCTTGAGCAGCGCGGCCTGGAGATCGTGTGGGTCGAGCTGGCCCCGCCCCCGGAGGCGCTGCATTGAACAAGCTGGCCTGCATCCTCGCCGCCCTCGCGGTGGCGCTGGCGTCCTGCTCCAGTGTCCCCAAGGTGGTCAAGGTCCCGACCCCGGTGACCTGCAAGGTGAAGCTCCCGGTCACGCCGGACTTCGCCTTCGACAACCTGCCGCCGGGCGCTGACATCTTCACCCAGGTCAAGACCCTCCTCGCCGACCGACAGCAGCGCATCGACTACGAGCGCCAGCTTGAGGCAGCAGGGAGGGCCTGCTCCTGATCCACCTCCTGCTTGACGCGGACCTGCTCGCCTACCGGGCGGCGACCGCCTGCCAGAAGTCGTGGGCGTGGGACGAGGAGACCACCTCGACCACCACGGACCCCGAGGCGGCCAAGAGACATCTCACCGACTTCATCGACGGCCTCATGGCCAAGCTCGATGGCGACCGACTCACGGTCTGCCTGTCTGACGACTTCCGATCCTTCCGCAAGGAGCAGATCGACCCGTCCTATAAGTCCAACCGAGGCGGCACCGAGCGTCCGCTGGAGCTCTACGCCCTCAAGGATTGGCTGGCCGCCACCTACCCCACCCAGCGCCGGCCCCGGCTGACGTCATGGGCATTATGGCGACGGACCCGAGCAGCACCGAGGAGAGGATCATCGTGTCCCAAGACAAGGACATGAAGACCATCCCCGGGCTGCTCTATCGGCCGTTCGACGAGGACCCCGAGGTGCAGGAGATCAGCCTCATCGAGGCCGACCGCTTCCACCTCTGGCAGACCATCGTCGGCGACGCCGTTGACGGCTACCCCGGCTGTCCAGGCGCCGGCCCTGTGGCCGCCGACAAGGCCCTCGACCTCTTCCAAGGGGTCGGCCCGATCCACCGCGAGATCACCCGAGGCCCCCGCAAGGGGACCATCGTGACCACGTGGGAGGCCCGGGAGTTCGACACCGCCTGGGAGGCCCTCGTCAGCCTCTACCACAAGGCTGGGCAGGGCGAAGCCGACGCCATCCGACAGGCCCGTCTGGCCCGCATCCTGCGCTTCGACGAGTACGACGGACGGCCCATCCTGTGGACCCCGCCCCGAGCGAATTAAAGCTCACCCTTGGAGCCCCGAAGGGGGATGGCACTCCATGGTTCTCTCCTGTCCCAAAGGTACCTGAGGTTTACCCCTCAGGTGCCCGAGGGCTGACCAAGGTTTCCCCTCATGGCAAAGCTGCTCCCCGACACTGCCGAGGGCTTGATCGAGCATATGGAAAAGCTCTTTCCCGAGCCCCGCCCCGCCCCGCAAGATACCGACGCCGACATCAAATGGCGTCTCGCCCAGCGCCAAGTCGTCCTCCAGATCAAGGACCAGTACGCTGCGGCCAAGAGAAGGTCCGTTTAGATGTGCGGCTCCAAGACCATCAAGGCAAAGCCGGCTTCCGATAAGCCGCTGCCGATCCTCCGCAACCCCTTCCTCGACGGCGTCGATCCCACGATCCGCTCCAACAGCGTCGGCGGCGCATCGCTGCGCATCAGCCGCGCCCGCCCGGGCGGCCCCGTCCCCGAGCCGAGCTGGAAAGCCCGCCGGCCCTACGCCGCCCCTCAGACCACCAACCCCTCCGCCCCCGGCTACGTGAACCCGACCCCGGGCGTCACGCCGAACGCCTCCGGCGGAACAGGGTGGCAGCCGGGCCTCGGCGGCTTTGGCGGCTCCAACCCCCTGGTGAACCTCTACTAGATGATCGACAACCCCACGCAGGGGTCCGGCCCGGAAATCTACAACCGCCTCTCGACGGCTCGCACCACGGTCCTCGACCGCGCCCGCGCAGCCTCGAAGCTGACGATCCCCGGCCTGATCCCCGATGAGGGGCAGAACGAACACGCGACCTTTGAGCAGCCCTATCAGTCGATGGGCAGCCGCTGCGTCAAGCACCTCAGTTCCGCCCTGCTGCTGGCCTTGTTCCCCCCCGGCTACCCGTTCTTCCGCCTGAGCATCGACGAGCAAGTCGTCGCGCAGCTCGGCACTGAGCTGGGAGAAGCCCAGGCCCGCCTCGCCGTCATCGGCCGCTCGACCTACAACCTCATGGAGGCGGCCAACATCCGGCCCACCTCCGCCGTCGCCCTCATGCACCTCGTGGTGGCCGGCAATGTCCTTGAGTACACCCCTCAGAGCGGACCTTCCCGCGTCTACCGGCTCGACCAGTACGTCGTCCGCCGGGACCCCGGAGGTGCCCTCGTCGAGGCAGCCATCAAGGAGCGGGTCCACCCCGCCGTCCTCCCCCAGGAAACCCTCAACGCCATCGGCAAGTCGACCCTCAGGCCCACTGAGGAACTCCTCGACCTCTACACCGTCGTCCGCCGGGTCCCCGGTAAGAACGAGGTGGAGTGGTGGCAGGAGATCAAGGGGGTCAAGCTCCCGGGCTCCGACGGCAAGTCGCCCGCCGACGCCTCACCTTGGCTGTTCCTGCGCTGGCAGATCGTCCCGGGCTCCGACTACGGCCGGGGCCACGTCACCGAGTACATCGGCGACCTCCTCTCCCTCGAAGACCTCTACAAGTCGATGGTCCAGTTTGCCGCTGTGGCGGGCCGGATCATCCACATCGTCGACCCCAACGCGGGCATCGACGTTGAGGAGCTCGCGGCGGCGGAGACCGGCGACTTCCTGACCGGCTACAAGGACCGCATCAGCACCCTCCAGCTTGAGAAGTTCAACGATTGGCGGGTCATGGCTGACCTGGCCGAACGGCTGGAGCGCCGCCTCGCGGCCGCCTTCCTCCTCACGACTGCGGTCACCCGGAACGCCGAGCGCGTCACGGCCGAGGAGGTTCGCCTCGTGGCTCAGGAGCTGGAGAACGTACTCGGCGGGACCTACACGGTCCTCTCGTCCGAGATGCAGCTCCCTCTGGTCCGCCGCTTCATGTACATGGGCGCCCGGGCCGGCAAGGTTCCTAAGCTCCCCGACTCCGTACAGCCCACCGTCGTCACCGGCTTCGACGCCCTCGGCCGCGCTCACAGCGTGAACCGTATCCGGGCGTGGCTGGGCGATCTTCAACAAGCCCTCGGCCCCCGGGCCATCGCCATCGTCAACGAGACGGAAGTGGCAAAAAGGCTGGGCGAAGGTCACGGCGTGGACGGCCTGGAGAACCTCCTCAAGTCCGCCGAGCAGTTGGCGCAGGACGCCTCCGGTCAGCAACAAGCTGGCCTCATTCAAGCAGCAGCTCCCCAGATCGCCAGGGCGGCCGGGGACGCTGTCGTATCCCAACTCCAACCGCAGGAGCAGTAGCGCATGGCGCGAGCCCCCGACCCCAAGCCGGCTGACATCAAGGATGTCACCGAAGTCGAGACCGTCGTCGAGACGAACAGTGAAGTCTCGACCTTTGAACAGCTCAACCTCGAAGTCGAAACCCGCGATGTCGGCGATGGCACTGTCATCACCACCATCGTCGGTGTCGATGATCGCGCAGTGATCGTCTAACCATGGAAAACGCCACCCCCACGCTTCCGCCTGAGGCCGCTCCGTCGGCCGAGTACGTGGCCCAGATGACTGCGGCCACCCACGGCGACCCTACGCCAGCCACGGCGACCCCTATCAGCGCCACCCCCCGCCCCGACCACATCCCCGAGAAGTTCTGGGACCCGGTCAAGGGTGAGGCCCGCTGGGACGACCTGGCCCGCTCCTACGGTGAGCTGTCGACCAAGCTCGGCACTCCCAAGGAGGAGGCCGCCGCGGCCCCTGAGGCCAAGCCTGAGGGTGAGGTCAAGGTCAACCCGGATGGCACCATCGAGCGTCCCAAGGAGGGCGCTGAGAAGGCCGAGGGTGAGGCCGAGACGCCCGCCTTCATCGCCCCGATGGAAGCCCTCGCCACCGCCTTCGACAGCGGCGCGCATACCGAGGACCACATCAAGGCGGTCGTCGACGCCGGCATCCCGCGACAGTACGTCGACACCTACCTCGCCGGCATCCAGGCGCTGGCCGCCCAGCAGATCGCTGAGGTCCACTCCGCCGCTGGCGGTCAGGATCAGTTCGCAGCCGCTGTCCAGTGGGCCGGCAAGAACCTGACCGACGCCGATCTCGACAGCTACAACGCCATGGTCGACCGCCCGGAAACCCGCCGGGCTGCCGTCGAATGGCTGATGGGTAAGTTCCAAGGGGCCAACCCCTCGGAAGGTACGCTGGTGCAGCCCACGGTCGGCGCTGCGGCTGGTGACGTGTTCAACTCCGACGCTGAGCGGCGCACCGCATTCGCGGACCCCCGCTATCAAGCCGACCCCCACTATCGCCAGTTGGTGGCCGAGAAGCTCCTGCGCTCGCAGAAGGCCGGCACCATCAACGTGGCGACTGAATACTTCGCAAGGACGCGATGACCCATTACCCGCTGCCCATGGCCCCCTCGAAGGTGGCCCGGGCAACGCCGGTATTCCCTGTCGATCCCGTGACGGGCGCCCCTGTGGGTGGCCCGTCCGGTATCCCCTCGGTCACCGGCAACCTTTCCGCTACCGGAAACTCTCTGACCTTCTCGCCCATCGCTGGCCGCCCCTTCAATGTCAGGGTCGCCGGTACGTTCACGGGCAACTACCAAATCCAGCGTCTGCTCTCGGGCGACAGCTGGCAGACCATCTCGCGGGACAGCGCCGGTAACTCGGCCGTCTACGCCGACAACATCCCCTTCAACGGCACCTTGGTTGAGAGCGAGGCCGGCGCGACCTATCGCATCGCGTTCACCCGCACGACCGGCAGCATCGACTATCGGTTCAGCCAGTGAGTCAGTCCGTCGACCTCATCAGGACGCTGTTCGTCACGGCCACGCCCGCTTCGGGTGGGGCTCCGACGCCGCCTCCTACTCCACCTGGGGGAGGTGGCGACCCGCCTCCGGCCGTCGGTGAGGTGACGGACGGGCTGGTGGCTGCACTCAAGTCGTCCGCCATGCCGTCTACCGGGGCCTTCAACGTCCCGAACACGCTGGCGGCGACTCCTGCCACCAAGAACATCTCCGCCTACCCGTTCGGACTCCGCGACGACGACGGCGGCGGCACCCCGACCCGGACCCGCTACACCACGCTCGACACCGACCCGCTCGGATTGAACGAGGCGACGAAGATGGACTTCGGCGGGGCCAGCATCATGCAGCAGTGGTT